GTGCAAAAGTATTTAAATATGAATTTGCTGGAATATCTTTACGAAGAATTAATGATGTAGTTTATGATATTTCCGATACTGGAATTGAAAGTAATTCATATTATATTGAGATTGATAGAGGAACAACATCAACTATAGAAGGAAAATCTATCAGTAGCAATAATAGATCTATTGACGGAACCTATCCCCAAGTATCATTTATTTCTGAATTAATTGGGGGAGGAAATAAAATCAAAGCAACTGAAAATATACTATTCAATAGAATTAATCCAAGATTCAATATCTTATCTCCAAGCAGACTAACTTCAGTATCTGCAAATATTAGAACTACTTCAGGAACAAGCACTGATGGTAATGAGGTTTCATTTAATTTGGCAAATAGTATTGAAACAGTAATTCCAAACCAAGAAAATGATCTAAGTTCTGTTCGTATGGTTTGTTCTAGAGTCAATGAACTGAACCAATCTACATTTGACAATGTATCTGGAAGAAGATCTTTCAATTCTACATTGACTTTAAATACATCTAATGAAAATCTTTCTCCAATGATATTCATTGACGATTCTACCGTAGAATTTATCTCAGATAATATCAATAGACCAATATCAAATTATGCAGCAGATTTTAGAGTAAATTCAATTTCTCAAGATCCTCACGAATCTGTTTATGTTTCAAATACAGTGACTCTTGCACAACCAGCAGATTCTCTCAAAGTTATATTGACTGCCTACAGACCTGATCCAGCAGATATTAGAGTCCTTTATAGTTTAGTTAGAGAGGATTCTGTAGGGATTGACCAAGAATTTGAATTATTCCCAGGATATAGCAATTTACAATCAACTTCTGAAGGATCTTTGAGAGTTGTGAATTCATCATTAAATGATGGAAGACATGATGTTAGAGTTCCTGCAAGTGAAAAAGGTCAATATCTGGAATATGAATTTACTGCAAATGATCTTCCAGATTTTAGTGGATACAGAATTAAAATCGTTATGTCATCCACAGATCAAGCAAATTATCCAATAATTAGAGACCTTAGAACTCTTGCATTGAAATGACAAAATTAATTAAAGTTAAAGATCATCATCATCTTTATCGAGATGAGGATACTGGAGCCATTATCAATTATGATACTTTAAGTTATAATCAACGAATTAAAAAAATTGAGGATCAAAAAACACAAAAAGAAGAATTGGATCATATGAAACGTGATATTGAAGAAATAAAATCTTTACTTAAAGATTTTCTGAATAAATAAGACCTTCCATATCCGATAATATAAATATCTAAAGGAACATATGCTCATCTGAATAATGGCAGTATTTGTATCAAATATAGTAATTGAGCAGGGATTTGACTTTGATACTACGTTTATATTGGAAGATACAGTCACAACTAACTTATTGGACTTGACTGGGTATACGATAGAATCTCAACTCAGAAAAACTTACACATCTTCATCGGCAGTTTCTTTTGCATCTACAATTACAAATCCTACTCAAGGACAGATTGAAATATCATTAGGATCCACAATTACTTCCGATTTAAAAGAAGGTAGGTATGTTTATGACATTAAGGCAACAACAAATGGTGGATCTGTGCTGAAGTTAGTAGAAGGTTCAGCACTAGTAAGACCAGGAGTGACTAGATAATGCCAGAAATAAGAGCTAGGGTAGGATCTCAAAATGTAGTCCGTGTTTTATCAAATGCATCTTCTCCTCCATCGAATTTAATCGATTTAAGAGATGTAAATAGTGATTTTAAAACTGAAGATGGGATGATCCTTGTTTGGGATTTACCATCCCAAAAATTTATAATGACAAGTGTCATTGATTCTTCATCTTCAACAATTGGCGGAATTGCTTATTATACAAATACTACTGATAATGTTTTAGGGGATCCAAACTCCGGTGCAGTTCAAATTGATGGTGGAGTTGGGATTAATAAAAATCTTACTGTTGGCAGTGGATTAAACGTATTTGGATTATCAACCTTTTCTTCTAATGTTGATATCAATGCTTCTATTGATGTAGATGGACACACTGAGTTAGATAACCTTAATGTATCAGGAGTAAGTACATTTGCTTCTAATGTCGATATTAATGCATCAGTAGATATTCAGAATGATCTTAATGTATCAGGTGTTTCTACTTTTGCATCAGATCTAGATATTAATGCTTCTATTGATGTTGATGGTCACACTGAGTTAGATGACCTTAATGTATCAGGAGTAAGTACATTTGCTTCTAATGTCGATATTAATGCATCAGTTGACATTTCTAACGATGTAGTTGTTGGTGGTGGACTAACTGTAAACGGAACATCAGAATTTATTGGAAGTGCCATCTTTAGAGGAGGCACTATTGGGATTGGTGATTCTGTAAGTGATGATATTAATGTTTCTGGTGAATTTATATCTAATTTAGTTCCAAATACAGATAATACTTATGATCTTGGTATTACATCTCAGAGATGGAGAAATGGTCTATTTTCTGGATTAGTAACTACCACCAATTTATATGTATCTGGCATATCTACTTTTGCAAATAATTTAGATATTTCCGGTGATTTAAATATTGTTGGATTTGTATCAGTTACTGAAGGTCTTTATTATGATAATGAATATGATGGACCCAATGGTATTGCATTTTTTGATAATAATGGAAAATTGACTGGAGCAGCTAGTACAGAGTCTGCAATTGATACAAGTAACTATATATTAACAACACTAGAAACAGCAGGAATAGGAACTCCTGTATGGACAAGCACTATTGATGGAGGAGAATACTAGTGGCAAAACCAAGCACAAGACAAGGATTGATAGATTACTGTCTGAGACAATTAGGTGCTCCTGTTCTGGAAATCAATGTTGCTGATGAGCAAATAGATGATTTAGTGGATGATGCAATTCAATATTTTAATGAAAGACATTATGATGGTGTCGAAAGAATGTACTTGAAATATAAAGTTACTCAGGAAGACCTTGATAGGGGAAAAGCAGGAGGAACTGATGGTGTTGGAATAGTTACTACTACAGGAACTTCCAATATTTCTGGCATTTCCACTACTTTTAATTTTTACGAAACATCAAACTATATTCAAGTTCCAGATTCCGTAATTGGTATTGAAAAAATATTTAAATTTGATACCAGTTCTATTTCCGGTGGAATGTTTAGTATCAAGTATCAACTATTTTTGAATGACTTATACTATTTCAATTCCGTAGAACTTTTGCAATATGCAATGACGAAATCTTATCTGGAAGATATTGATTTCTTATTGACTACAGATAAGCAAATACGATTCAATAAAAGACAAAATAGATTATACTTAGATATTGATTGGGGAGCACAATCAAAAGATACTTTTTTTGTGATTGATTGCCATAGAGCTCTTGATCCAGAAGATTTCAGCAAAATCTATAATGATAGTTTTATGAAGAAATACTTGACTTCTCTCATAAAGAGGCAGTGGGGTCAAAATCTAATTAAATTTAATGGTGTCAAACTTCCAGGCGGGATTGAATTAAATGGAAGACAAATATATGAAGATGCTCAAAGAGAACTTGAGGATATAAAGCAAAGAATGTCTATGGAATATGAACTTCCACCAATCGATCTTATAGGATAATTATGGCATTAAATCCTTTTTTCTTACAAGGTTCTTCTAATGAACAATACTTGATTCAAGATTTAATTAATGAGCAGTTAAAAATATATGGAATAGATGTCTATTACATTCCAAGAAAATTTATAAGAACTGACGATATATTTAAAGAGGTCGAAACCTCAAAATTTGATGATAATTATATTATTGAAGCATATCTAGAAAATTATGAAGGATATGCACCTGGTAGTGATTTGATGACTAAGTTTGGATTGAGATTAAAAAATGAAATTAATTTAGTTATATCAAAAGAAAGATTTGAAGAGTTTATTGTTCCATTGATGTCCGGAAGACAAGTTGGAATTGATAAAGAAAGAATAACAGATTATGAAGTAGAGTTGACGACTAGACCTAAAGAAGGAGACTTAATATATTTTCCTTTGGGTCAGAGATTATTTGAAATTAAAAGAGTTGAGCATGAAAAACCTTTTTACCAATTAGGCAAAAATTATGTCTTTGAACTCCAATGCGAACTTTATGAATATGAAAATGAAGATATTGACACATCTATTGAAGAAATTGATAAGACAGTAGAAGATGAGGGTTATATCACTTCTCTCACTTTAGATGGAACTGGAGTTACTGCTACGGCAACAGCATCTATTGATGATGGTGTCATAAGCCAAATCATATTAACCGATGATGGATCTTCTTATACATCAACCCCAACAGTAACTATTGATTCATCTCCAACAGGAAATTCTAGTGATAATGCAACTGCTGTAGCAATCACAACTTCTATTGGTGATGCAAAATCAATAAGTTCAATAAGACTCACTTTTGGTGGACGTGGATATAGCACAGTAAATCCTCCGACAGTTACAATTTCTGGAGGTGGTGGCACCGGTGCCGCGGCAACTTCAATAGTTGCAAATGGTGCAGTTAATGAATTTACAATTACAAATAGTGGGAGAAATTATTATACTGAACCAACAGTAACTGTTGTTGGAATTGCATCAACCTCTGCGATTGCAAAGGCAACATTTAATACAAGTACAGGAACTATTACTGGAATTCAAATCGTAAATTCTGGTTTTGGATATACAGAAGCACCAACAGTT